GGGTGTTTTAGCTCAAGAATATATTCAACCATTCTTGAAACCGCCACATAAATTAGAGTATGAAAAGACATTTTGGCCATTTATATTGTTTTCTAAGAAGCGGTACATCGGCAATAAATACGAGTTTAAAACCGGTGAAGATGATTATAAGCAAACCAGTATGGGTATTGTGTTGAAACGCCGAGATAATGCCGAAATAGTTAAGCATGTGTATGGTGGTGTGATTGATATTTTGATGAACCAGAAAAACCTTGAATTATCTATATCATTTCTTCGTGAAGAACTGTTTAAACTATTGAATGGTAAATTCGGAATGGAAATGTTAATTGTAACGAAAAGTCTTAGAGGCTATTACAAGAATCCTGGTTCAATCGCACACAAAGTGCTTGCTGACAGAATGGGTGTTCGAGATCCAGGTAATAAACCAAGCTCAAATGACCGGATTCCGTATGCTTATGTAGAAGTAAAGGAACGTAAAAATATTAATGTGTTGCAAGGAGACCGGATTGAACATCCTGATTATATTAGAGAAATGGGACTGAAACCGGATTACAAATTCTACATTACCAACCAAATTATGAAGCCTGTTGGACAGATTTATTCACTTATTGTTGAAAAATTAGATGGATTCAAGTATCCTGAAAATTACTATGAAAGCAAATATAAATCATTGCTTAATACATTAACACCTGAAAAAGCCAAAAATAAAATAACAGCATTAAAATTCAAAGATGCTTGTGATATAGTATTTGGTGAAGTTATAAGGGTCGCAGAAAATCGGAAAAATAGGGCACGTGAAATAACAGACTTCTTTAAGCTTTCTTAGAAAGAAAGCTTAGACCAAAGAAGACAACACAAACTTTTTAATAAAAGATTAAAAAACCTTAAACAGAGATTTCTAAGTCCAAAACTTTAATTGATACTAAAAATAAAGAATTTGATAAACTGAAAGAAAAAGTATCATCATTGTTTAAATAATTTAGATATAATTACATTTTCATCTTAATTACTATAACAAAAATAAACTTTTATAAAAGTTTTAACAAAATGATAATTATTTTGATTTAGATTTAACTTTAAATTTTTTTTTCTTTTTTTTTGATTTTTTTAATGGATGGTTAGGATCTTCATTATATCTCAAACATTCTTCTTTTATTACTTGGTATGGTTCACTTCTATCTAATATTTTTTGAGGACAATCTCTCATATAATCTGGTTCCACATTATTTGCTTTTTTAGATTGACGATTATTTGCATTATTACTAACAAGTCCTTTTTTAGTTCTTTTTGAAGTTTTAGGACTTTCTTTTAAAATCTCTTCAATAAGTTTTTGTTCTTCTGGTTCAATACCGTATTTTGTGAAAATTTCAGGATCGTCTGGATTGTCGGATAATGTATCAAATTTATCCTTATCAATAAGATTAATAATTTTAAGTTCATTCATATGATTCGGAGACGCACTATATTGTGTTATTTTCATTAGAAATAAAATAAGTTTTGAACCAAAAAATTTTAAATATTTATTTTTGTCTTTTGGTTCAATTTCTTTATACATTGTATTATTTGTTACTCCAATTTGTGTTGAATAATATGTAGGATAAAGATAACTTGGTTTATTACCTGACTTTATTGTTAAAACTATTTTAGGTTTTGAATAAAAAGTAGGTATATCTATTTGTTTATTACCTTTTTTAGAATAAAGTTCTAATACTTCTTCTTTAGATAAAAAAACTTCTTTATATTTTTTTAAACTTATATCATAATAAAATGCGTGTGAAATACCATTTGTTCTTATATGTTCTTTATTAGGTTTTAGTTTTTGGTCATATTCAAAATTAAAATTATTTCCTTTTTTTATTATTTTATTTAAAATATTTATTGATTTATCTGAAACAAAATTTGGTATAAAATGAAGTTTTGATAAATCAATATTATTAGTATTTTCAAATAATAGAAATTTATTATAAACATTTGTAAGTTGGTTTAATTTATTTTCCTTTTTAAAAACATAATAATCCACTTTTGGAAAATGTGGTATTTTTTTATCACTTATATTAACATAAATTAAATGCCCTTCTTTTTTAAATCTTTCTAATATATCACCACCCGATGCCGTTTTACCAATAGGTTTTCTCCATCCTAATGGATGGACAAAATTTAAATATCCATTTATGTTTAACTTATCTAAACTTAATTCTACAAAATATTTCCAAAATGTTCCACCACCTGTCCCCGTTCCATCCTTATTGTATGGTGGGTTACCTAAAATAACATCAAAAGTAGTATTCTTAAAATCCGTAATCCATTTACCGGATGTTTTATAATCATCACTACCATCTTTTTTATAACCAAAAAAAGACCCTTTGTGAATATTTAAATTGTATTTGGTTCCACAAAATATCTTTTTCAAAATGAAAATATTTTTATCACTTATATCTATCATAAAAAGCATGTCTTCTACAATATGTTTTCGCCTTTTTTCTTCATTAGGTTCTCTAACCTCTAATCCTTCCATCAATCTTAAATAAATTGCAATTGGAAAATTACCTATACCTACAGCAGGATCCAGCCATTTATAATCCCAATTGGTCCATACTTCTTTTGGCAATTTATCTAACATTTCATTTACTAACCAAATGGGTGTAAATACCTCACCTTTTTCTTTTCGTTCTTTATCCTTTGGTGTTAAATTTTCATTAATATATTCTAATAATTTTTCAGGTTCATTTATAGTGTAACTATAATACTTTTTCTTCTGGGTTTTCATTAATTTATTAACAGATAATTTATTATTATTAGATTGTATTGAACTAATTAATTTAGTTAATATTTCCTCTTTAAATTCTTCATCAGCATTATTACCCAATCGTCCATTCAATATTTTCAAAAATATGGTTTTATTTCGTGGTTCACTAAATATTTTTGAATGTTGTTTATCTCTTTCAAATTCTAAACTTTTCAAATTGACTATATCACCATTTATAAAACATTGTGGTGTTGTATCTTCATTATATAAATTAAAAATATTCAATAATGATAAATATTCAAACATTATTTCTGAAGCTTTTTCTGATAAAGATATTTCTTTGATTTGTTTTACTTTCTTGGTTTTTTTTTCACCTGATTTTGTCTTAACTACTTTTTTACCACTATTGAATCCGGTTGGGTCATTCGGATTTGGTTGACCGGGTTTATTAGTTGCAAGTGTAATATCTTTTAATTCTTTTTTTATTGTTTCAAGTATTGTTTGGTCATATTTTATAGTTTTTTGTGTTAATTTTTTCATACTATCAATATTATTACCCCACGAATCATATAATTTATCAAACATATCTTTTATAAATTCTTCTTTACCACCTTTATCTCCATATCTATCTTTCCAAACATCGTCATCTATATTAATTAAATCACCAATAGCTTCATATTCATTTCCAGATGGCTTATTATCATACAGATTATCTTTAAATAAGTGTATATTTGTCAATGCTCTTTGTGGATTTAAATCAACCATAAATCCAAATTTTTTATTATTACAATATTCATTAGTATCTTCTTTACATGTTAAAGTATTTACTTCTGTCATTGACCTAAAAAGCATTTGAAAAATAGCATCAGAACTCATAACATTATTCCATAATGTAACAATATCTACATTTTTCAATGATATACCAAGTTGTAACCTAGCACCAGCTAATATTATTAAATTAGATTGTGTACTTTTACCATCAGTTATTTCTTTTTCAATAGATTCTATATGTTTCTTTATAGGTGTTCCATCCATATATTGAACTTTTACATTTTTGAATGTGGATAATTTTTCTTTATCAGGTAATGCTACATAAAAATAAAAGTCTTTTGCTATATTTTGTAAGTTATAATCTATTAATGTTAATAATGCATTAATTATATTTTTTATAGGACGTTTTTGTCCATATGGCATAAACCATAATTGAGAAGTAGGTTTATTTTTAATTTGCATAGTTCTACATTTATTTTGACATATATTATTAATGCGTGGTAAAATACCTCTGTGTTTAGTCATATGTTGAATTGAATAATCTTTATCTCTATCACTTTCACCAAAATAATATCTTAATACATTTTCAACAGACATGGGTGTATCAAATGTATCTTTGGAATCGCCTTTTAGAGTAAATAATTTTTCCATATCAAATCCATATTGTGTATCACCTATTTTTTGTTTTTCATCCTTAATATATTGATAATCCCAAATACTTGTTATTAAATAAGGTTGTGGATATACATTATAACTATCTGTTATTTGTTGTAAACTATAATTTTTAATTACATTTTCGTATAATTGTTTGCCGAATCTAGTTTTAATTTCATTATCTTCTTCTACTAATTTTATTTTTTTCATTATATTAATATCATTTAAGTCCCATGTAATTTTAGCTTCTGGTTCTATACCATATGTATTTAATGGTTTTTTGTACGTGGCTGTAACAAATACTTTTGGCGCATCTCCACATAAACTATCGATTTGTGTTAAAATTTGACCTGCTTTTTTGGTGCTCATACCAAAATGTGCTTCATCTAAAAAAATTAAATCTAATTTAATGCCGATTCCTTTGGGAAATATATCAAATATATTTTTTTTAAATATTTCTTCTTTATCACCATCCATAACTTTTGTATCAGAATCTTCTTTTCCCCAACCTAATTTTTGTTTAGATACAATAATAATATTATTTTTAGTATTTGAAATATTCCATATTCCTTTAGATTTTCGTGTATCTACTTTATTCCATATAGATGTATTATGGAAATCTATATAATTATTAAATAATGCTAAATATTCTGGAAAAGTTTCTGTTGGTGCTGGGGTTATAATAACAAAATTACTTTTTTTACCAGGATGTTCGTTAACATATTTTAATATACTTCCAGCCATTATATATGTTTTACCTGAACGTGGTATAGCGCCAACTAAAATATTTTTATGTTTTTTTATTAAAAGTTCATTTATTTTATTAATAAATAATTCTTGATGAAATCTTGGAATAAAAGGTTGTTTTAAAATTCCTAAATATTCTTGAAAATTTGTTTGATCTTGAGATGTTTCTAAATAATTATATAATTCTAATAATTGTTTTAATTTATAAAAATGATGTTCTAAATCATCTTTATCATAAATATTTTCATAGTTTCCACCAGGATTAATATATTTAATCATAATATCACTTGATTTATTAGCTCTATTAAATTTAGAAATTACATTTTTTTTATCTTTTACAAATAATAAAATTTTAATTTCTCTATGTGATTCATTATGTTTTTTTATTAACGTACATAATTTTCCAATATCATATTTATCGGGACCTTTCTTATCATCTTTTTCAAAATATTTTACTGATATTAAATTTAATGTTTCTTGTGAATCATATGATGAATCATCTTTATTATATTTTTTATTTATGAATGTTATATCTGAATACCCACCACTATTACCACTTTGTATAGGTTCTTCTATAAATGATTTAAAATTAGTATTCCAAAAATCTTCCACAAAAGATGCACTCCTATCTATATTTAAATTGCCGAAGATATGACATGTTTGCATTTTTTTTTCAGTTGTATTTAAAGTTAAATTATCAACTATTCCAAATTTTATACATATATCCCATAAACGTTCATAAACAAATCCTCTTTCTGAATATTTTATTTTGGTTCCACCAATTATTTCTTCTTTTTCTATTTCGGTATATTCATTTAATATATCATTTATACTATTATATTTTTTAATTACATTCTGTATGAAATGTAAAACATTATTTCCCTTAATTTTAAGTTTAGATATGTTTGTTACATTGGTTCCATCTACTTTTGGTTTAACTTTAAACTTGAGTTTTTTAGTTTTAGGTTTACCAGAATTTACATTAACATTACTCATATACAATTAATTTATATTTTAATTTAATTGTTTTTCTAAAAAGCTTAGATTACCTATTATTTAGTAGCAACAGTTCACATTCCTTCTTCTGCGCTTCAACTATTATTTTGTTGCGTTTATCAAATAGTTCTTGAAACCGTTTAAACAAAGTGAAGTTTTTGTCTGTGGTTTCGCATATAGATTCATAGTGGGTATCCATTATAAAATATTTGCCATCCATTAAGTCGTTAAGAGTTTCATTTTTATCTTTATAGACCCATTTGTCACCACTAAATACCTTCATTTTATTATCTTTTTTATTTGGCAGCAAAATATTTTTGTTTTCGGGTTTATCGTTATTAAAATGCACAGCCTCTATCATTTTGGGAATCATGCCGTGTGGCAAAGATAATAAATTGGTCTTGAAGAAATCTGTTATATGGCTCAAATCTTCGCTACCATAGTTGTTAAGCTTTATGTTTTGTTGTTGATTTTGCGTACTTTTAATATTATTGATGGTTGTATTTCCAGCCTTGTCTATTAATTTATCAACGGTTTTTTCTAACTTTTTAATTTGCTTATTTTTTTCATTAATTATAGTATGTGCAATATGTTTGTTTTGCTTACATCTATGGAGTTCATGCCTTCGTTTATGTGCAAAAGATGAGAATGTAACAAAGCAAAAGTCACAAAAAAATTTAGCTTCATCTGTAGATTCAGATTGGGTCTTTTGTGGGTCTTTTTGGGTCTTTTGTGGGTCTTTTTGGGTCTTTTGTGGGTCTTTTTGGGTCATTACCATAGATATAACATTATTTTCAATATTGTCTAAATGTTTCTTTGTTTTAAGGTGTCTATTATAGTGTGTTTTTATTTTAGAAGAATAATTGCAACATTCACAAGAATATAAAACCATTATTATAAATTAATATTATATTTTTATTTTATTATATATACTTTATATACTTTTTTTTATACTTTTTTATACCTTTTTATACTTTTTTATACTTTTTTATACCTTTTTATACCTTTTTTATTTTTAAGACCATATTTCTTATGCTAAATTTATACCTTTTTATACTTTTTTTATTAATTTAGTATATTTTATTTGTTATATTTATGGTATTAAACATTAAATTATTATATAAAAACCTTATAAATGTATATAAAACCTAAAAGAGCCAAACCAACTTTTTATTTGAGGGGGGGGGGAGCTCGCCAAA